ATGGCAAGTAATAATGAAAAAGGCGTGTATGACTTAATCAAAGAGCTAATAGATTGCAGAGATGAAAGTATAAAAATATACCGATTTGTGGCACATGCTACCATTCAACTCAAAAACAGAGAATGGAAAGATCCTTTTATTGAAGGCGATATTCCTGAAGGTTGGTGTTGGGCTCTTAGAGAGGAAATAAAGAAAATCCTTGATGAACTCAAGGAGAAATCATAACATCCTTTCTATTGTCTTAAGTTTTTTAATACGCTATCCGCTCCACGATTGCAGTCGCTACGAATTGTTATATTACATTCGCTCTTTTTTTACACTTCCTTTTACAGCATAAAAAGCACGAATAATTCTAAGTGGGTATTCACGAGGGTCGTATTTTGGATTCTCACTTTCTAAACTCACATGAAGGTCATCTGAACCTTTGCGAACATACTTTATATTAACATCTCCATTATCAAACACTACCACGTAAGGATGTCCGAATACTAAATATACGAAATCAACAGGCTTAATTCCTATAACATCCCCTGCTTTGTATTTTGGATACATACTATCCCCATACACATTTATAAAGGTAACATCGTCTCCAAAATTAGGTATATATACAGGGATACGCTGCATTTCATGGTTAAAATTAGCAATGTCAAACCCAGCTTTTGCATATACTTCAGGGTAGTAGTAACCAGTAGGCTTCCCAATAGGATTTCCTATTGCCTCTTCTTGAAAGTATTCCCTTGCTTCCTCTATGTACTTAGATAAAACATTCTTTTGCTTTGTGGATAGTTCTGTTACACCTTGTTGTACCTCTTTAAGCGTTTTTACAGGTATACGTGTTTTCTCATAAATATCAGTCAGGGTAATATCATACCCTTTGCGCTCGTCTCTTAGGAATAATACTAAATCATCTTCCTCTTCCTCCTCTGGTACAACCTCTTCTATCTGTGGGACAAGCATGGAGCCTTCTCCAAGTAACAGCCAAGTTTTGCTAAGTTCTGGGAAAATAGGAGCTATTTTTTTGTCAAACATTTCGCTTTTTATTCCCTTACGAATATTATTTACATAGCCATTTGATATTCCACATTGTTGCTCAAATTTACTTTGACTTATTCCTTTATATTTTAAGAAATCAAGCAATCTATTTTTTACAGAATTTTGTTCTGTATCCGAATTATCTTTCATACTTTTGTGTTTTAATTAAAAATTTGTTTGTTATCTTGAAATCATCAAAACAAAGACGTTTTGGAATTCGTATTTCGATTGTAACTGAAATTCTTTTTTAGGAAATATTCTATGATCTGTTATACACCTTTACCACTAAAATCACTTCTTTAATATATTAACAAACTTGTTATAGACATCAGGATTTTGCAAATCATTCCAATATACTTTTTCATAATTATATCTATCAAAAGAACCTTTCTTTAGATAAATAATTAGACCAAACTTATCACAAAGGATAATCTTTTCACTTTCTAATAAGTTAGCATAGGAACGAGCTTGTTTAAATGCATCTTCTATTTCCTTATTATTTTTCAGATGATATTTAGCCTCAATAAGTATCTTTGCTTTCTCGTATCCTCTTTTATTGTCGTAATGTAAGGCATAATCAGGATATATTCTGTTACCTCTACCTGCCTTTATTGGTAATTGTCTTATGAAATCTTTGTTTTCAGAATATCCTATCTGGTTCAGATAATATTCTAATAATTTCACTTCCACATCTCTTTCATTATGCAATTCAATTCCCTGAGGTGGTTCAGGAGCCTGTAATGTTGGTAACACAGATGTATCAAACCCTTTACTTCTTATCAACTGCAATAAATGTGAATAATCGTCATTAGATATAGCCCAACCATTTACTCCTTGAAATTTTTTACGTATTAGAGGGTGTTTTGAAAAATATTCATCAGATTCTAATTCTTTTAGTGTTATGTATGGTATCTCAATTCCATCACCTATATAAGAATTGGCATAATAATAGAAAAAAGGATCAACAACTCCGTCTGTTTGCGCTATCCATATATGAGTAATTGCACTAATAGGAGAAGTTTCATAATGTACTAAAATATCTCCTTTTTTAGTTTCAGGATTTGCTTGCCAAAATTTTACTTCTTCCAATCGTTCTTCCTCTGAGATTAACCCTCCTATGAACCACGCTTGAGTTGGTTTAGATATTTCCGTTTTTTCGTTATTTACATAGTTAGGGGCAAAATCGTACAAGAAAGCACATAATTCATTAGGGGTAAGATTGTTTTCTATTCTAAACTTGTAAAACACCTCACAAAGCTCAATGTAATACATACAACGGGAGCGATAGTCACTTTTCTTAGGTAGCTTTGGAAGCTCTATGTTAAAGGTATCTGCAATTTTGTTTAAGTCAAAAAATCGGTATGTAAATAGGTACGGGAATGTATATTCATAAGCTATTGCATAAAAATAGAAAGACATTACTATGTGCAGATTTAGAAAAATTGCATAGTCTTTGGGGTCTATAACATAGCGTTTTTCATCATTATCAAATATGAAATAAATTCCCTCATCTAAGCAAGTTTCAAACTCCTTTCTTACTTCCGAAAAGTCTTTAAAATCAAAACAAGGATTTCTATCAAGAGAGCTGTCGCCTATTTGTTGCATTATGCTTTCATAATCCCTTTTTTCTATCCATTTTCCATAGATAGGATTGTACTTATTGATAACCTTTACATCATTCCAGAAAACACTATGATATTCAAAAAAATCAATAGTTTCTTTCCCTTGCTTACTTTCCTTGTATAAATCCCAAATGTATTTAGACAACACCATTTTACAATTATTTAAAAATCAATCACTTATAAACTTTAACACTAATCACAGAGAAATTTTCTGTAAAACATTTTGTTTTTACAGAGAAATGTTCTAATTTTGCACTGTCGAAATGTAACAACAAATGTTCTACATTTTTACGATACAAAGATAATAATAAAAATGTAAACAACAATGAATAAAGTAAAAAAAAGGCACAAAGTTACGGGCAAGCTCTCTGAGGCTATCGCAGAAGAGATACTATCTAATAATAAGTTAAGCCTTCAAATAGCCCTTGAAATGGATAAGACACAGATAGCTGTACAAAATTCTGCAAGGCGTAGAAGTGATACATTACTCAATGTAAGACTAATGCCTTTGTATGAGAGTTATGGATATTCAACAGAAGATGTAAAAGTAGAATAATTAATCATGAATAATACCGAGCTGAAAGGACATCTAAAAAGAAAATTAGAGCGTGTAACCGACCTAAAGTTATTCTTAGAGGGTACTGTTAGAATATTGGCAAGCGAGATTATTAGCCTTAACGAAGAACTTGCCCTTGTGGAAGGGGGCAAGTCTTCACTAAAACTAAAAGAAACCGTTGATATTTCAGATTACACGGGTAAGTTTTACGCTGAACTTGAAAGAGCAAGACAAAACAGCGATTTATAAAAAAAGCCCCGCAAGATTGCGAGGCCGTGGTATAACAAACAAAATTTTTAACATGGCAAAATTACTACAAAAATTATTCTCTTGCAAGCGAAAAGCAAAAAAAGTGCAAGATACAGAACTACAAGTGATTAACGGCTACTTGTGCTACAAAAAGCGCCGTTACAGTGAGCTAAATCACGAGCAGAAAGATCAATATAATGACTGCTTGATACCTCAAGAATGTAGAGACCATCTCCACAAGCTCCTTACTGAAAATCAACTTAAATACGTACTACGATGAGAACAATGACTAATACCGAATTTGAGCGTGTGCTCAATGAAGAACGCAAGCAGCACTATTATTACAGCGATTTATTGGACTTGCGAGAAGATGATAACAGGTCTTTCAGCTGCGAATTTATCACAGAAGACGATTACCCTGATGATTGGTACTGCGCAATATATTATGATGTAACCACTCATTGCGAGGGCAGTAATAATGCAAGCTGCCACAATGTAGAGATACAGCATATATACATCAACTTCCAAGAGGTTAAGGCTACTGAGATGCAAGAAAACGTATTAACAACGGTACTCACCAACCGAGCTAATAAAGAGTTTCAGTTCAAAGATACTGATATACACCCCGATTATGCAACTTCTTATACATGGTAATATGAAAATAGGTGATTTAGTAAGGGTTAATCCCTTTATCCCAAAAGACCCTGCAAACCAAAAGGGCAAAGTAGGGGTGATTGTAGAGATAGTCAATAACGAAGGGCTTGAGATAGTCAAGGTAAGGTTCAGCAATGATTGCTATGGGCTGTACGATGGTGAAGTCCTCCAGCTAATTAAAAACGATAAAAAACAAAAGCAATGAAAACAACCGTAGAAAAAGGCAAATGCTATGAAATAGGCGATTGGCTCATCCAGATTGACAGAATAGACGAGCACCATATATGGGGCTTTGGGGCTGATAGTGATAGAGTGATAGGGTTTTTAGCACTCCCTATTGATAGCCAAGTAACCCGTGAAGTGCCGATTAACGACTATATCAATTACATTGACGTAGCAAGGCAGAATATAGCGGCTGAATTTCGTGAGAGACTAAGCCAATACGAAGAATAAGTAACAAATAAAATTTATTAAAAATGAATGAGAATTTAATCACCGTACAACAACTCCCCGTGATCGTCTATGAGCGATTGGAAAGCGTGGGGCAAGAAATTGACAAGCGTATCGCAGCGCTTGACTTGGATAAGCAACTCGTAACCGAGGACACCAAGAAGGCTGTTAAGGACACCAGGGCAATGCTCAATAAAGAGTTGAAAGACTTTGAAGAGCAGCGCAAGCGTATCAAAGAGCAAGTAGTGGCTCCTTACGAAGCATTTGAGAAGGCATATAACACCTTTATCAAGGTAAAATATGAGAAAGCCGACGGCATTCTTAAGGTGAAAATTGATGAGTTTGACAGAAAGCTAAAAGCAGACAAAGAAGCACGTATCAGGGCTTATTTTACAGAACTCTGCCAAGCTAACAATATTGACTTCCTACCTTTTGAAAGGCTTGGTTTAAAGATAGGTTTGAGTGATTCAGAAAAGAGTTTGAAAGACTTTGTAAATACCAATATTGAAAACGTGGTTAAGAGCCTTAAATTTATTGAGAGCCTAACAGACCCCGACGAATATAAGGCTGAAGTCCTCGCAGACTACAAGCAGACCCTTGATGTAATGATTGCGATAAATAATGCAAAGTATCGAAAGCAGCAA